TCTTTGATCTTGACACAGACTCAAATGGTCGCTGGTCCGTAGAGAAATTCAAAGGTCTCATGTTCCAGATTGAGAGAGAAGCAAACGAGATTGCGAAGAAGACACGTAGAGGAAAAGGTAATATAATTATCACTTCTTCAGATGTTGCTTCCGCACTTCAAATGGCTGGAGTTCTTGATTACGCTCCTGCTCTTGATAGCAACAATCTTAATCCAGATGATGCTGGAAACACTTTTGTTGGTGTTCTTAACGGTCGTTATCGTGTTTATGTTGATCCATATGCAGTAACAAATGATGTCAATTACTTTGTAGTTGGATATAAAGGATCGTCTTCATATGATGCTGGTATGTTCTACTGCCCATACGTTCCATTACAAATGGTACGTGCAGTTGACACCAATACCTTCCAGCCAAAAATCGGATTCAAGACTCGTTACGGTCTCGTAAGGAATCCTTTTGCAACTGGAGCCGCAGACATTACAAGTACTGGATCTTCGGATATTAGTGCAGATAATGCTGGTGGAGCCGCTAATGAATATTATAGAATTGTAAGAGTAGCTAACTTAATGTAAGTTTCTCTGAAAATTCAGATTATATATAAAGGAGAAGGGTAAAACCTTCTCCTTTTTTGTTTTTGGTGACATTATGCATTCTAAAATTGATTTATATAAACAACTTCCTCCCTATCCTGGTAATTCTCTTACCCTTCATTTAAACAATATTAAAAAACTAATAGAAATTACAAAATCAAAAACTGCATTGGATTATGGATGCGGAAATGCAAAACATTACATAAAAGATAGAATACATTTATTATGGGGACTTGAGGAGATGGGACTTTATGATCCTGCAATATTAAAATGGAATAGTTTACCAGGAGACAATTTTGATTGTGTTATTTCTACAGATGTTTTAGAACATGTTCCAGCAAAAGAAATAAAAGATACTTTAAAAGAAATTTTTACATTATCGAATAAATGTACCTATCTAAATATAGCAATGTATCCCGCCAAGCAGACCTTACCAAATGGTGAAAATGCTCATTGTACATTGAAACCGAAACAGTGGTGGAGATATAGAATAGCTGAAACAATAAAAGAACATATTGAAGTTCATGTCGTATATTCGTATACACATGGTATTAAAAATATAGAACATGAAATTTATACTAAAGCATGATTTTTTGTATAGGTAATGGTGAATCAAGAGAAGCAATAGACTTGCATTTTTTGAAGAAAAGGGGTATAATATATGGATGTAATGCTCTTTATCGAGATTTTGCTCCTGATAAACTTGTTGTGGCCGATCCAGACATGTTTAAAGAAGTGATTGAATCTGGATATTCTAAATCTAATGTTGTTTATTTAGTTGAAAGAAATGCGAAAGTAAATACTCCTTCTGATCATAAAATTTTTATGGTTCCTTGGAAAGATAACATATACCCATTAAATTCTGGATGGGCAATGATTAGATTAGCATATCATTTTCGTCCAGATGAGCAAATATATATGATAGGTTTTGATATTTTTGGTGAAAGAAAAACTATTTATGATGATACTCATAATTATCCCCAATCAACTGAATCAAACTTGAATCAACACGAAAAAGCAGGAGAATTTTTTCTTTTAAAAGATCACTTTTGTCCAAAAATAAGATTAACAAGAGTTATTGATGATGATACAAAAATTGAAAATATTGATAATATAACAACAAAACAATTTTTAGAAGAAATAACGTGGCAGTAGTTATAATAGGAAATGGGAAATCCAGACAGCATATGGATTTAGATAAAATTAAAGAAAAAGCATGGACTTTTGGTTGTAATGCTTTGTATCGTGATTTTGCACCAGATTATCTTTTAACTATTGATCCTCATTGTACTCATGAAATTTTTGATAGTGATTATTCTTTAAATAATAAAGTTGTTATTAGTAATATGAATTCTCTACCAGGAGAAGTTAGGGATTCTATGGAGATTCTTGATGGGGCTATATTATATGAAAATGAACCAACTGATTATGAATTCATTTATAATGGATGGGGAAAGCATACTTACATAACTTGGATAAAAGAAAAAAATCAAATAATGCATACCCCCTGGGAAGATGATGGTTGGGGATTAAGTGCTGGTATACAAGCTATAAGATTGTCACATCATTTATATCCTAAAGATATAAAATATTTAATAGGTTTTGATATATTTGGTGAAAGAGATAATATGTATGACGGCACTAATGGATATCCATCAAAGAGTGCATCTAATCATATGATACATGAATTCATAGACGGTTTTAAATACTTACTAAATATACATGATGATCTTATAATTAAAAGAGTTATTGAACAAGACCAATCATTAAATAATATACCAAACGTATCGGAAGACGAATTATGGCAGAATCTAGCAGACAACCAAAAAATTTAAATTATTTTATACCTACGGGTTTTAAATTTATGATTGATAAAATTCCGCATGTGAACTTTTTTTGTCAATCTACAAATTTGCCTGGTCTGTCAGCAGGACAGTGGTTAATGACAACTCCTCTTAGAGATATTCCTGTTGCTGGAGATAAAATTCAAATGAATGAATTGCGTGTTAGATTTATAATAGATGAAGAATTACAAAATTGGTTAGAAATTTATGATTGGATAAAAGGAATTACTTTTCCAGAAGAGTTAGATCAGTATGGAGAAGTATATTCTGATGGAACGTTATCAATTCTTACGAGCAATAAGAATATTCAATATGTAGCAAAATTTACAAATTTATTTCCTGTAGATTTAACTGATATAGAAATGTCTTCTGATGTTGCTGATGCAGAAGTTGTCGCCTCAGATGTTACATTTGCATATAGTACATATAAAATTGAGAGACTTATAGGAGAACGTTAATTATGAGGTATAATGAAATTAGAAAGTATACAAGAATTATGGACCAGTGATTGTATTTTAGATGATTTACAATTAGATGTAGAATCAAAAAGAATACCAGAACTTCACAACAAATATTTTAAAATTTTTTCAGATGAAAAATTGAGACTTGTAAAACACGAGTCTAAAATGAAAGAATTATCTAAATTAAAATGGCTGTATTATACGGGCAAACTTGATAAAGATAGTTTAGACAGATTAGAATGGGAACCATTTGAATTAGAGATTAAATCTAGAAATAAATTAGATTTGGATAGATTTTTAAATTCAGATAAAGATACAATTGAAATGCAAGAAAAAATTGAATATCAAAAAGAAAAAATAAATTATTTGGAATCAATTATAAAAACAGTTATCAATAGAAATTTTTTGATCAAGAACATAATTGATTGGAGAAAATTTACCTCGGGAGCATAATGTATGATTATTTGATTCTTGCGCCCCCGTTATTTGAAATTGATGGTGGTGCGATGGGTGGTACTGAAAGACAAATTGTAACAGTTGCAGAAAAACTTGCCAGTGAAAATTTTAATGTTGGATTAGTACATTCTCAAACAGATGGAAATGATCGAATAATAAATGGTGTAAAACATTTAAATATTTATAGACATTATTATGCTAGATCAAGAGTAAGATTAATTTGTAATCAGATTGCATATGTTGGTAATAGTTGGAAAAATTATTATATGATTAATCCTCATATTCCAGTATTATCTCCGCTAGAGATTAATAGCGCAGATAAAACTTATATTTGGTTGCATAATTGGACAACTTGTCATGAAGAGGTTCCTAGATTATTTTTATCTGATGCACTTAAAAAATATGTTCAAGATAAAGGAAAAAAAGTTGATGGAGATCAAACTATTCATTATATGGTTCCCAAGAATATGGATAAACAAAAACCAAAAGAAAAGAGATCAAATTATCTTTTTTGGATGAGTGCTTTTGGAAAAGGATTTAGAGAAGCATTAACGATTTATGTTGCTCTTTATGATAAAGGAATGAAAAGACCTTTTTATGCTTGTTGTCCCCCTCAAAGACAAAAACAAGATGTTAAAATATTTACAGATTTTATTGCAGACCTCAATAAAAGTGGATATCCTATTCATTTTTTGGGAGAATTAAATTATGAAGCAGTTTTAAAAAGTTTATCAAATGCCGCTTGTCTTTTTAGAGCAGGCAGGCCTCAAGAAACCTTTGGTCTTGTCTATCTTGAAGCAAATAAATTAGGAGTCCCTGTAATAACGTATGAGTCAGATGCGGCTGAAGAAATATTAACAGATAAAAATAACATGTTTATAAGAAAAGATACAACTATAGATGATGTTTATAATTGGACTGTTGATATTGATAAAAAGAAAACATCAATTGATATGAAAAAATTCGATCCTGATAAAATTATTAAAAAATGGACTAAACTATTAAAATGAATAATTTACCAAGCCCAAAAGATTTAATAAAAACGGGTGCCCAGTTTGCTTATCCCATTCAGTGGCGAAGATGGGAAGTAATTAATATTTTTATTACACAATTTAATTGGAAAATAGGTGTTGAAATTGGTGTTAATGAGGGTGAAAATATTTTTGAAATAGCAAAAAATAATTCAAAATTAAAAATTTATGGTGTTGATCCATACAAAATACAAAAAGAAAATATTTTATATAATGAAGAATATAATGATGAATCTTTAAGTATAATTAAAAGAAAGATATTGAAAGAATCCCTTAAATATCCGAATCTTAAAATAATTATAGATAGGTCTGATAATGCTTCAAAACAATTTGATAAAGAATCAATCGATTTTGTTTTCATAGATGGAGATCATAGTTATGAGAGTGTTAAAACTGATATAAATTGCTGGGAACCAAAAGTAAAAGAAGACGGTTTAATTATGGGGCATGATTATAATTGGGGAGATGTTGCAAGAGCAGTTGGAGAAAGGTTTACTGAAGTTTGGATATTGTCTGATAATGTTTGGGCGGCTTCAAAGGTCTGGTTAAGGAATGATTGAAGAAATATCAATAGATAAGAAAAATGAAGTATATATGTTGGTTCAAGCAGAACCGGGTATTGAGCAGGAAATAAGTGAATATTTTACTTTTTTTATTCCTGGTTACAGATTT